TATCCAGCCAATATTTTTTTAGTTTCTCATAATGTTCTTTCGTAGTAATCACATAGCCGTTATCTGTTGTGATCTCTGTATCACTACAGAAAACGGTCTCTGTACCACATTGTCAATTAATTTCTTAATGTCGTTAATGTCCATCATGTTTGTGGTCCTCCATGATAAAATTTTTTCCGAATATCTTCATAAACTCTTCCCTGCTGCCTCCGGTCCTGTCCCTGCCAGGTGATGCACATTGCAGAGATATACTTTCAGTCCATAGTGTCCTGAATGTGTCCGATTCGGACACCCTCCGAAAATGTGATGTTCCTGGAGAACTGGATGTCGTCTGTAATCATTATGCAGCTTCATACAGAGATAGCAAGTGCCGCTTTCTCTGCTGTGCAGGATGCTCGGTCTCTCTGATTCTTTCTTCTTAGTCCGTTTTTTCTTTTTCTGCTTCGGAAATGACTGCATTTCTGTGTTCCTCCAGCTTTTTCTTATAATTTGCATGATAATCTTTCAACCAGTTTGTCTGTCTCTTCTGTTTTGACCATTTCGCCCTCCTTAATGTCCGGCAAGGAACGTTTGCATCATTCTAGTTCTCCAGTCTGTCTGTTTGCCCGTCCATTTTTCACACTGATCGTCGTCTTCTACCAGACGGCCTGTGCGATCGCAGAGACCACAATCATTCTCTCTGCAGCTTTTACATGTCTTTTTCCATGCTTATTCCTCCTTCACTAATTCTGGATTATCAAAGATATTTCCAACAATCTCGATTTTATTGTGCCAATATCCTAATTCTTTACGGTAGAAATCTCTTCCTTTGTCCGAGAAAGCCATATAAAATCCTTGATGATATTTCCACGTTGCAAACCTGTCAGAATACTTTCCAAATTTAATTTGCACACATACATTTGAATCAGTATTTGCAATAGCATTCTCCCAGATTCTATTTCCATTCTTATCTGTCAAGCCTGTATATTGGCAGATGGTTTCTGGATTAATAGGTGGTGCGTATAAAACACCTGATTCAACTGGTTGCATTCGATATTCAAATAAGTTTGACCGTGAATGATCTATTACCAAGCACCCCTCAACCCATTCTTCATTATCAATCCGCTTTGCCTTGAAAAGAATTTCTCTCATTCAACTCCACCATCCTCTACTTGTCCTGATTCTTCTAGCCAATTTTCAACACATGGTATGCAAATGTAGCAACTACACCAACCTTGTCCTTCTACTATCGCTTTTTGGTTTAACATTTTTTCACCTTTAGGTATATGTTTTTCGCATATGCAACACGAATGAGGATATCTTATCTTTACGATTTTTTCTGTTAGATTGGATTCTGAGCCATCCATGTCTCCTGCAAATATCTGGCTATCAATATACATCTCTTCTGGATATTTCATTCAACTCCACCCTCTCCATTTCAATTCCATTGTCAATAAGTTCCTGCATTTCTACGTCCAGAATGCGGACGTAAGTTCCTCTTACCATCCGCATTACTTCCGGACTTAATTCTTTTATGTTCTTTTCTGATACCAGGCTTTTTGCCAGGGCGAATACATATGCAACGCTTTCATCCTCTGTAACAGTTTCCTGAAATTCGATTACAAGGATTTTTCTTTCCTCATAGCTGATAATCCATGCGTTCTTTACGATTTTCTTGTGCAGCTCAATATGAACATAAAACGGTTTTTCCTGCAATTGTTAGCCCTCTCATTATTTCTGTATTTCTTTCAGGAACTCAACCAATTCAGTCTCTGAATTAGGGAATTTATTATATCGTGTATGATACGTCCATTTCGGCACGCCACCAGCCCGATCTGGTTCAGGTCCTCCTACTAAGTGCATGTAATATGATTCTTTTATGCTGGATACCCACCAGCTTTTATTATTTTCTAAATCTGGGGTGTATTCTTCTACTATCAAACGCGCTCCGTTATCAAAATCGTATTTGTAGTATTTGACTTCTATGTTTTTATCCTCATACCAAAGTCCCCAACTTTTGTAGTTTCTTAACCATTCTTTTCTCTGATCGTTATTTCTCATTACTGGAAGATCTGAATTTGCATTGTCTTTTAGCATTTCGGTGGTTTCGCCGGTATGGTCTTTCTGCTGCTTTTTATCCGGCGCGTCTGCTTCCGTTTGGCAGCGTTTTTCTATCCATCCGCAACGAATATCGCATTCTTCTGGACAATTTACGCAACAGGCATATGGAGCACTGCAATAATACGCTGAGCCACATATTCCGGATTTTGATTTTCCTGCGATACATCTTACGCCTTGGTCTTTCTCCTGTGTCTCTGTCTGTTCTTTTGGACTGTTCTGTGGTTTCTCCGGAGTGTCTATGGATACTATACGGACCGGCTTCTGTTTCTTTCCGAATCTTTTCACCAGCTCCTCAGACAATTCATTCCACGTCAGACTGTGCTGCATTGTGCTGTCGGGATTGAATGTTATTCCCTCTTTGTTTGCCTGATAATTGAAATGTCCGTTTCTGATCCTGACGTCCCGGTACCGGATGCTGATTAAATATGCGGCCATTCTCGTGTCGCATTTGAGGACTCTTTCTCTTTCGCCTTTATTTAACGCTTCGAAGAATCTTTCTATCTGCAGTTCTACAGGAATCAGTGTCTCATCTTCTTCCGGTTTCTGCTGCCTGGTTGCCTGCTCTATCGTCATCTGTCCCGGAATGTCTCTGTTGTCTTCCTGGAGTTTCTTAAAAGCTCTTACTTCCGCTTGCGTTATGATGTCGTGCTCCATGTAGTGCTCCATAGCCTGCTTCTGGTATTTTTCATCCAGATCAGCAAGCTCACGGGCCACGGTGATGTTGATTTTCTCCGCCTCAAACTCCGCCATCCATTCGGCGCTGAGTCTTTTCTGGACTGCGTGGTATCTTTCCATCTGTGTTCCGGATACTCCGATTGTTTCTCTCACGATGTCTCTTGTTTTGCCTTTCAGTCCAGCAAGGTTTTTCAGCTCTTTTATGATCTCCTCGGTATCCAGAGCTTCTCGCATCTTCTCCCAGTCTGATTTATCCCTAAACCGGTTCGCCTGGATAACAGACAGGCGTTCAAGCAACTTTGATATTGCGTCGTCATTTTCCCTTGTTGCCGAACCGTTAATGCAGTTTTCCTCAATCAAATTCTTACGTGCATTATCTTTTACTTTTGTATATTTGCAGTTTATCTTTCGAAACTCTTCATGTCCCTCCTCTACCAGCATCCTGCAGCACATTGTCCGGCAGTGTCCGGAAATTATGTAATCCTCTCCGTCCCTCTCTTCGATCAGGACATCCTGCATCACTCCGAACAGCAGTATAGAGTTCTTCAATCCCTGCAGTTTCTCCGGCTTGACCCCGTAAAAATTCGCTTTCGATGGGATTAGTTTGAACACGTCTCTGTACACCGTATCACTTGAGTTTTCTTCCTGTATCTGTTTCGGACGTTTCGCAACCATATCGGCAAGGTTAAAAGCCATTACTCCTCACCTCCTGATATGTTCAGCTCTGCAATATACTCTGTTACAAGGTCCTCATAGTCCTTTGCAGCTAAAGATCTCGGTGAGTACTTCGGAATCGGAACTCGCGCATATGTACACTCTGATACTTTTCTGGAATATCTGATACGCGTTTTTAACATCGGGTATTCTGCTGCCTGAATCAGTTCCAGTCCCTGTCGCTGCGCTTCGTTTCTTCTGTCGTATTTCGTGATAAAGATCCAATAATTCTCAAGATCTTCGTTCAGGTCCTCTCGCGTATACCGAATCTGATTGACAAGCTCCGGCAGTCCCTCTCCGGTGTTGTCGTCGATTTCGACAGGAATCAATACATCATTGCACGCTGTCAGTGCATTGATCGTGGAGATATTAATATCCGGCGCGTTGTCAATGATGCAGAAATCATACATATCCTTGACACATTCGAGTGCGTTCTTGATGCGATACTGCTGCGGACGTGTCTGATCCAGCATGACCGTCTGATTTGCTGTAAGCAGACGCATGTTTGCCGGGAGCACGTCCAGGTTCTCAAAATCGGTTTTTTTGATGAGCTTGTGCATCCAGTCTTCCGGATGTCGCGTCGTCATGATCCTGTCAATGCCCTCTCCGTCCTGGGTGCGTCGGTTCAATCCTCTCGATGCGTCCCCCTGCTTGTCATTATCCAGCAGGAGCACTCTGTATCCCTGGTTTGCAAGGATGTACGCAATGCTGTTTGATGTTATCGTCTTAGCAACTCCGCCTTTTAAATTGATAACCGCAATTGTTCTCATAATTTTCCCCTTTTCCTGTTGTTATTCTTTTCTTTTTCCGAAACTGCATCCGTCACCGGCTTTTAATCCTTCACAGGAGCCGTTTCCAAGTCTGCAGCAATCTGCATTTGTCGTTTCTTCGTGTATTCTGTAAGCGCATTCCTGACAGAGCACGATATTTTTGTATTTCTGCATGAGCTGATAGGCAGAAGTTTTGCTGAAGGTGTTGATTTCGTCATATTCCTGACCGATTCGGTCAATGTAGCTTTCCAGTTTGCAAACGGCACAGCATTGTTCCTGTTCTTCTTGTGTCATTGTCGTGTAATTACTCGGACAGATCTTGTCGCAGATGTATGTTGCAAATTCTTCAAGGATAGAGCTTATGCCTTCTTCTTCGTTCTTTTTCTGCTCTGAGCATCCATTCAGGTTTTCCTTCGATGGGTTCATCTTCAAATCTGATCTCTCCTTTCTCAGTTCGGTAATATGTAAATTTTCTGTTGTTTTTAATAATGGTACCCAGATATTCCAGTTGGCGCGGGTCCTGATCCGGGCGCAAGCTCCAGCCTTTGCCCCATAATTCTTCCAAAGTCACGTTTTTCCATCTCCTCTTTCAGCCACTCGGAATAACTGTGTTTTCCAGATCTTCCAGAGATTTTATGTGCATCTGGAAGGTTGTGGACAGCAGCATACACCTGCTGCCATTCTTCTGCATTTTTGATCAGCTCTCCTTTGCTGTCTCTCCATCCTGCCCCGGCAAGAGCTTCCAGTTTCGCAATTCGGCTACAAACATATACATCTCTCGTATGTATACAGATTTCGCAAGGTACAGTCATGCGTTCAAGAGCTTCTGCAAGTGTAACCAAGACTGCCTGATGCCAAGTTCCTTCAAGATGTCCAAAGCCTTCCTTGGTTCGTTCTTCGTTTCGTATCGATACCGAAAGGACATAAGAGCACTTTCTATCTGTGATTCCCTGATAGATGCTGCTGGTTTCGATGTAGATATCTACTTTCACTTTCTCATCTCCTCTCAAATCTGTAATCGTTCGGTAGCTCTATCGAGCCAACCTATATCTGTATGCGGATTCAGGTGGAACATTGTGTATCGTCTGTATTTAAATCCGGTTTTTGGATTTATTCCTTCATGAATTTTTGCTATGTAATAACCTTTCTTAGGCTTCAGTTCTTTTTGCCATCTCTGGAGCTTGTCTACACGTGGTTCAGGCAAAGGCATATTCCTCGAAGTGTTGTAGCTTGCTTCTTTAATCCTCGGTTTGGCAAATGTTCCGTCTTTTTTCTTTTCTCGAGTGTTTTCATCTTTTGTTATGTAATTGCCAAGCTTCGTGAAATCTTCGTCATAATATTTACTTTTCTTTATTGCACTGGTCCACGTTCCGCCTTTACTCCAAGCTCTTTCTAAGATACTGGCTGTATCACCTACTTCATTTACAATAATGTGGATATGCCAAGCTCCTTTTGTTCCCCTTTCTATATTCCTGATCCAGAAGAGTTCGTATCCTCTTTTTTTATATTCCCTTCTCACTATGCGTATCGCCTTCTGGAAATCATCCAGAGCTTCCTTTATACTTCCGGGGCGATTTTCTACTAGGTAATCCCATGTAGCTAAGATATCTCCCGGACCGAAATACATGAGCATTCTCTGTCTGGCTTTCTTAGCCTTATTCATTGCATTGACCTTTTGCATATCTTCTTTGGTGGGAGTCTTCTTCTTTTCTCTCTTCTTACCTTTTGCTCCATACTTCCCGTCATGGTATTCTTCTCGGTCAATGATATCTCCATCCCGGAACGTGTATTCATTACGTCTCGTAGCCATATTTCTGTCCTAACTTTAATATCTTTATCAAGTCCTAAACGGGTCTTCCGACCCTCGAAAAAGGTTAAAAATATGGCAGGTTCTCCCCTGCCGGAATTGACTTTCCGCCGCCTGAGTGTTATACTTGTTGTATTGCAATTGTCTCAGGTGGCGAAAGCCCGGCTCATGTATTCCCGTACATGAGCTTTTTATTTATTCTTGAATTCTTTGTATAATTCTCTTCCTGCTGCTTCGGTTATATTGTCGTTAATTGCCTCTGACTTAATCGTATATCTTAATCCGCTTAACAGTGCTTCTGCTGTTTGTGCTGCTTCTGGACATTCTTTCTTTATTCCTTCTGCGACTATGCTTAATGCAGCTATGACAAAAACTATGTCTCCCGCTGGAATAAATCCTACGATTTCCTGCAGTTCATTTACCCATACCCGGGTGCGTTCTGTAGAAAGCTTAAAAAGTTCTATGCCTTTTGCATTCATCAACTTTTTCTCAAATTCTTTGTAGCCATTAAAATCTGTTCTTAACATTTCATTTTCTCCTTGCTTTTTCGTTTGTTTTGTTTTATACTTTTCGTAAATCAAATTATTTTATTTTTTTATAAGCCTCTCATGTTTGCAGACGTGAGGGCTTTTTTAATTACTTTTCTCTTCTCCTGCAGCCAGATTAGGATCGCCAGGCACGTGATACTCAGCACTATTGTTCCGGCAAAGAGTTCTAATCTTGTGTTCCAGTCCCAGATCGGGAGCATGGCGGTTATGTATCCGATCAGCAGAGATATGATCATCTTGCGCTCCAATTTTCTCGCCTCCCTTTATTTATGTATGCTTGTCCTACTGTCTCCGCCTTATTTGGCGGTTTTTCTTTCGCAGTAATTCTTTCTCTGGTAATATTCGATTATGACTTTTGAGACGTTATTTATAATCCTCTGGTTGTCTTCTTTTGTATTATTTTTACAGTAGTCGTCGTGGATCCGGATTAGGCTGGATCCATATTTGATTTCTTTAATCACTGCCATATGTTTTCACCTCTCTTTTGTTATATTATGTAGTGTGTTTGTGCAAGGTTCCTTTCCTGCTCAAGTCACTTTTCTTCCCATTCCGCAAAGTAATCCATACTTACATTAAAGTACTTTGCGACTTTAAAAACATTTTCGAATGTCGGAGATGCTTCATTCCATTTACGGATAGTTCCATTTCCGATATTTAACTTCTTCTCCAGCGAAGCAATTGAGATTCCCTCTGCTGCTGCCAGATGCTTGATTTTTTCATAAATCATTTTTTCTTCCTCTTTTCATAGACTTAAATCTATGAAAGTGCTATTATTGAATTGTTACTTTAGGTTTTAGTCTAATTTGGTATATAGCCAGAAAGGAGTTGCCAAGGGGTAACAATTTTAAAAGAGTGTTCTGTGAGATTATGAAAGGATGGTTGCTGTTAAGGTACATAACCTTCGCTGATTTATGTGACTTCACATTAGTTCTTTGTGCGGTTGCTTCATTAGTGTGTTTGATTCTTAAAAAATAAGGATTACACCGGTAACTATTAACCTGTCTTTTCCACAGATGTTAATCTCTTATGGCCGTTTCTTTCTCAAGGAAGCGGCCTTTTCTATTTAACAGCAACTACCCTTTCAAAATCTCACAGGCTGCTCTTCGCTCTATGACGGTTAGCCCTGCCCTTCCTTTTTTATCCGGCTTTCTTCTGTTCTGTACCTGCCAGAGCAATAACTGTATTCATGCAGCCATCCAGATAGCCTTTCTGTCTCTCTGTAAGGCAGTCCCAGATTGCATTCATTTCTTCCATCTGCTGCCATCTCTGTTTTACTTTTTCTTCTGTAAGGATTTCTTTCATCATTGTGTTTCACCTCACTTTTGTCTTTATTTATAATTGCTTTAGATTCTTTTAATCAGATTGTCGAACGACTCCGTTTGACTATTCGGTTTGGCTCCCTTATTCTGTATGTACAGGGCGTTGTGAGTACCCGAGTACATACAGAAAGGAGAACGGTATGAAATTTGAATTTAATTCTGATGGTTTTGATGGCTTACTGGATGATTTAAAAACATTTGAGATTGACTGTCCTGAATGTGATCATCCTATTGAGGTGTCACTCGACGATATTGGTAGTGTCGTAAAGTGTCCTCAGTGTGGTGCAGACATCAAACTGGAATCAGAATAACTTTTCTTTCAGCTCGGCAAGCTCTTTTGCAGTTTTGCTGAGCTGTTTCATTTCTTTATTTAATTTCTTCACTCTTTTCAGAGTTTTCTTGTATCCTGTCATTTTTACTTTGACAGTATGCATTACTGGTTTTTCCCTTGTCTTTTCATCTCCTCTCTTTTTAACAAGAGCTACGTTCTAACATCGGAAACAGAAAGGAGATATTTTTAATAATTGGGCCTTGATATCAATACTCTGTGCGGCATTATTTCAGCCGTTTGTGCTGTTATTTGTGTCTTACAGAACCGTAAGAAGTAATTTTCTTATACATACCTTTTTTGTTTTATAGTAGAACGTAGCTCAATCACCGGGCTGTTGCTTTTGCAATAGCCCCTCTTCTTTTTTATTCGCCAGAATTATATGTCTGGTGATTGCCTCGCTTTCTGTTACCTTTGTTCACATTATACTTACCTCTGTTACTTTTGTCAACTATTTTTTGTTACCTCTGTTCACTTTTTCTATTGACTTTATTTATACAAGGTGTTATTCTTTGATTAAAGAATTACAAGGAGGTGAGGCAATGACGCAGGGTGAACGTGTCAAATCAGTTCGCAAGGCAAATAAAATGAGTATGGAACAGTTCGGAGAAAAGTTAGGCGTTACCAAAACAGCCATATCTTATGTAGAAAATGATAAACGAAATCTCACTGAACAAATGCTCAAATCAATCTGTCGTGAGTTTAATGTAAATGAGGACTGGTTGCGGACCGGAGCTGGTGGCCCTGAGAATATGTTTATTCCGGAAGATATGCGGTACCTGAACACCGTTGGCAGACTGGGAAACGAGCAGAACGAATTCAAAAAGTTCTGTATTAATATGCTGATGGAGCTTCCGGACAAATACTGGGATTACATTTATGAAGAATTCAAGAAATTTGAGAAAAAAGAAGAGTAGCCACTAAGGCTACTCCTTCCGAGGTTATCTGCAGATAAAATTGTAGATCATCTTTCCAGGAATCCGATAAGGAGATAATAGATCTCTTTTGCGCGATTCCGGTTTCTTTCAAGTAATTTAATAATAAGTGTAATGTATTTTTCGTTTTCCATGAGTATGTACCTCCTGTATCGAACATTTGTTTGTATTTAATATACAACAAGATTCTTTCGATTTCAAGAGGTGCTTTGTAGTATTTTCATAATCATCCCTCCTTGTGTATATTATGACATTTTTTCCAAAAAAATCATGCATTTAGAGGGAATCGTCCAGCATTCTGGACACTTTTTTGTTTTTACTTGTAATCCGACTCGAATAAGTCGGTAATCCGCACTTTTAGTGCTTTTGCAAGCAGCTCCATGTTTTCCATCGTTGGCGAATATACTTCGTTCATTATATTATCTATTGTGGACTTGGATATTCCTGATCTGACAGAGAGCTGCCGGACTGAAATGTTTTTGCTATACATAATTTCACTTAACAATATCTTCATAACCTTATTTCTTAGCAAAAGCATTTCTATTATACTGGAAATTCATTCCATAAAAATCAGGAGGTTTTTCTTATGAAAAAGAAATGGCTTTACGTAGTGCTTGCAGTATTAATAATTGGAGGAATCGGTTCTACAAACCATAAAGATAGTTCTACCGATAGTTCTACTGATGCTTCTACTACTAATGTCGCAAATAATATTACGCCAACAGAAGCACCGGAACCAGAAGCAAATACTTCTGCAATGGTAGATAGCATCGTAAATAAAGCTAAATCTGATGCTGATGGTCAGTTGGATTTAGATACCTGTAAAGAAGCGCTTTCATACTTGAAGGACAATTATCCAAACTACTTTACAGATAATGAAACCATGGAAAAAGTCATGTATTATGGAGCTTTTCTCGAATACTCATTTGAAGGTAAAGGGATTAACGATGTATGCGCAACTTTAGGTCAAGATGCTTTGCAGACAGTTAAATATGTATATCGTGGAGCCGATGCAATAGAAGATGAATCTACGCAATCAAATCTCAGACAGGTAAAAGAATCTCTCGATTCTGCATCATTAGAATAATAAAAACCGCCCCTGCTTAACAGAGACGGCTTTAAGAATCTTTGCAGTTGTGATTGCTCAATTCTTTCCTGGACAGTTAGAATTATAGCATGTTTCTTCACACCTGTATAGGTGTATTTTTTATACTCATTTTTCATAAAATATAACGGAGGTTTACCTATGAATGAAAATGTATGTATCTATTTAAGAAAGTCTCGTGCTGATCAGGAAGCTGAGCTTAGAGGTGAAGGTGAAACTCTGGCCAGACACGAGCGGATTCTCCTAGATCTGGCAAAGAGTCGCAATTATAGTGTAGGGGCAATCTACCGTGAAATTGTTTCCGGAGAAACTATCTCTGCCCGACCGGTTATGCAGCAGCTCCTTCGAGAAGTCGAAGCTGGGTCGTGGGATGGTGTCCTGGTTGTAGAGGTAGAACGTCTGGCCAGAGGCGACACGATTGATCAGGGCGTTGTGTCCAGAGCTTTCCAATTTTCTGATACGAAGATTATTACTCCAACCAAAACTTATGATCCTGATAACGAATTTGACGAGGAATACTTTGAATTTGGCCTCTTTATGAGTCGTCGTGAATATAAGACTATCAAACGCCGTCTGAATGCTGGAAGAATTGCGTCTGTAAAAGAAGGCAAGTATTGCGGGTCCAAACCGCCTTACGGATACGAGCGTGTTAAACTGCATGGCGAAAAAGGTTTTACACTGCAGCCTGTGCCCGATCAGGCTGAAGTTATTAAAATGATCTATTCTTTGTACTCCGGAGCATCCGGTGACCGAATCGGTGTTTCAAAGATTGTCCGAAAACTCAACGATATGGGAATCAAATCTCCTTCCGGAAAAAACTGGGTTCCGATCAGTGTCCAGGATGTTCTTGCTAATCCTGTATACGCCGGAATGATTCGCTGGAATGGTCGAAAAACTGTCAGGGCTATTCAGGATGGTGTGGTCACGCAGTCGCGTCCACGATCTAAAGAGGATGATATACTCTTATTTCCCGGCCGGCATCCGGCAATCGTATCCAAAGAAATGTATGATTCCGTACAGCAGATCCGGAAGAAGAACCCTCCGCGTCCGATCAGTATCAAGAACACGATAAAAAATCCTCTTGCCGGAATTGTGTACTGCAGCAAATGTGGTCGCGCCATGGTTCGGCGGCCTTATCAGAAACGCGGTCAGGATGACACACTTATGTGTTCTTATACCTCCTGCCCTACTGTAAGCAGCAAATTGTCGCTTGTGGAAAGAGCTGTGTTAAATGGCATTCAGGATCTTGTTGACGAATACCGGCTAAATGATGCTGTTCCCGGTCCGGACATTAACAACGCTGTTAAATCTAAAAAGAAATTAATTACAGAGAAAGAGCATGAACTGGAGAAATTGAATGTACAGAAGATGAAGCAGTATGATCTGCTCGAACAGGGAATCTATACGACTGAAGTTTTTCTGGAGCGATCTAACTCAATCGCATCCTCCATTAATTCCTGTCAGGATTCTATAGAATGTCTAAAAGAAGAAATCAGGCATGACAAAGAGCTTATTGATCAACAGTCCTCTTTCATTCCAAGATGTGAGAACCTTCTTGAAATTTATTGGAGTTTAGACACTGCTGCGAAGAACAAGATGTTAAAAGAACTGATCGAGAGGGTTAATTATACGAAGGATGTCAAAAATGCTTTCCGGATGGGGAACGAAGCCACCTTTGTCCTGGATATTTTCCCCAGAATTCAGTCAAATTAATTAATGATAACATCTATGTACAAACGAACTCAGTCATCTGGAAATGGTATCCACTATTGTACATCAGCTTACCCGGGACCTTTCCATGGAGGAAATTGAGAAATCCGGATTCGGACCGTATTATATCGATCACACAGTGGGAGTCTGGCCACAGGCAGCAGGTGGCGTACCATTTAATGCATGTGAATTTCAGAGTAAAGGTGATCCGATCACTGATCTGTTCGAGGATCTTGCTGCAGAGGGTGCGATTGTATAAAGACAACATTGAGGTTTTAAAAGAAAGTTCCCGATAATCTGGCATACTAGCTGCCA